GTACTGGAGCGCGCGGAGCCCTCAGGATCCGACCCTCCCCCCTGCTCGGCGTTCGTTCTCGATCATCGCGTGATGCGAGCGGCAGAGCACGCGCATGAGCACGTGGTCGACCGTGAGGTCACGACTCGTGCAGCCGACCACCGAGCACCACGGCTGGGCCGCGCGCAGGCGCCGGCTGGTCTCCGCCCAGTCGCCACGGTAGATGTCGCGGCGGGGGTCGGCGTTGCGGCCGGACTCGTGGCGCGGGCAGCGGCTGCGGGCCGTCGGGACGCCGCACCGCTCACCGCGCTCGGGGCGGCCGGGGCAGGGCCTCACGTCCGCGGGACCACCGTCGGCACGATGAGGCGCGGACCGCGCCGCGCGGCCAGCTGCTCGGGCAGCCCGGCCGCGAGCTTCGCGAGGGCGCAGGCCTCCTGCCAGGTGAGGTCCTCGGGGACCTGAAGGGCAAAGGAGCGGCCCGTCGCGTCGAACGTGCCCTGCATTCCCGCCATGCGGACCTGCCGGCTCTGCGTCTGCGCGATGGCCTGGTCGACGGGATCGCTCACCGGGCAGGGGCTCCCGACTGGGGTGGCCCGGCGTCAGGGTCCGCTGCCGTGCGCCCTCCATCGGTACGGGGCGCGGTCCTCATCGGTTACCTCTCAGCATACCAGCCCGGGTCAATGCACGACACGCTGCTCCCCGAACTCGTTCCACAGCCGCCGCAGGGCCGCCTCGAGATAGACCTCGTACATCTCGGCGGCCCAGTGGCCGCGCTCGGCGACCCCGCGCCAGTCCCAGCCCGCGTGGGCCACGGCAACGAGATTGCGGGCCATCAGCGGCCAGCGGCGACCCAGTCGGGCCACGGCCGCGTGCATGGGGCGCACGAAGAAGCCGTCGGCGTCCACCTCGGACGGGCTGTTCTCCAGGAACCGCCGGAACGGGTCGCGGTCGCGGGGTGTACCCAGCTTGCTGCCGCCCACCAGGTCAGCCTCCCAGCGGGGCGCTCCCGTGCGTGGGTCGACCTCCTGGCGGCCATGCCAGACGTCGTCGCCGCCGGCCTGGATGGCGTCGGGGACCTCGAGTTCCCACTGCTCGGCCATCCAGCGCAGGAGCCCGGGGAGGTCCCTGGGCATCCTCCCGCGCTCCATGCGCCGCTCGAGGCTGCGCTCGTGCTCGCGCTCGTAGGGCGTGTCATGGCGCGGGCGGGTCGGCACGTGGGGCATCAGGCCTGGCGCGCCGTGCGGATGGTCGAGTGGATGCCCACGGCGGCCGTCGCGCAGGTGAGCCAGGCGAGGAAGACGACGAGCGCCTCGTCGAGCGTGTCGGCGCCCGTGGCGATGCCCGCCAGGACGTACAGCGCCGCCGAGGCGGCGAAGGCCAAGAGCGCCCCGGAGACCGGCGGGTCGAAGACGCGCTTGAGCAGCTCGACGACCGAGGTCGTGATGGCCGCGGCGATGCCCGCCCCGGCAGCGGTGAGCAAGGCCGCGAAGGTGATGTCCTCGACGGGCATGGGTCCTCCTAGCAGGTGGTGACCGAGGCGACCAGGTCGCCGTAGGTCGTGTGCAGGTGGACGGCCGCGCTCATGCGCGACCCGACCTGCGCGTGATCCGAGGTCCTGATGGCGGCCACCGCATCGCCGAAGAGGAGGTAGGCCGTCCGGGACACGGCCCACAGGTCCGCCCAGCAGTCCTCGGGGACGTAGCGGTCCAGGACGGCGAGCCCGTCCGCGGCGAGCGACTGGAGCGCGTCGAGGTCGGCCTCGACGTTGGCCGCGTCGGTGGCGACGGCCTCGAGGTCGGGCGGGAAGGCGGCATGGTAGGCGAGCTGGCCGACACCCTCGCCGAGGTCCGCCACGGCCTCGCTGATGCCCGTGTTGAGCGGGGCCAGCTCGGCCATGGCGGCCGCGTAGCGCGACGCGCGCGGGTGCCGCCAGTCCTGCGCGGCCACGGGGGCGGCGACGAGGAGCAGGGCGAGGAGCGCACCGGCGACGCGCGGCAGGCAGCCCACGTCAGGCGCCTCCCTCCTCGGGCTCGAGGTCGGACTCGATGACCGGGTCATCGTCCTCGGGATCGTCGGTCACGGGGTCGTCCTCACCCGGGTCCAGATCGAGCAGGTCCTCGTCGCTCATGTCACCTCTCCCTCGTCTCTCGGATGACGCACACCTTCGCCCGGCCCTTGCCCGCGGCGGGTTCGCCGAACGTCTCGGCCGCCCGCAGATACCGCAGAGCCCTGACCGTCTGCCAGCCCCGCGGGATGCCAGGCCGTCGTCCGTCGTGGAGCGGGTCGCCCAGGCGCGTCCAGCCATCCTCGAGGCCCCACAGCACGACGTAATGGCCGCCACGGAAGCTCGAGGACCCGGACAGCCCGGGCATGAGGTCGTTCACGGCCCCGTAATCGACGCCGAGGATGATCGCGGCCCCGCGGCGCAGGTGCTCGAGCACGATGCCGTGGGGCAGGACGAGGTAGCTGGTACTCGCCGGAGTGCGCCCCACGGCGAGGTAGGCGCCGTCGACGAGCCGTGACTCGGCGGCCTGCTCATGGTTCGGCAGGCTCGTGGCCGGCCACCAGGGCGGCGGGGTCATCTGCAGGCGCAGGGCGGCGATCCAGCTGCCGAGCCGCTCGCGGGGCACGCGCAGGGCCGGGCCGCTCACGAGCTGGAGAGCCATGACGAGAGAGCAGGGGCCACAGTCGGTCGTGGCGGTCCGGCTTCCGCTCTGGAGCTGCTTGGCGTGGGGGACTCGTCGACCGCCAGGCCACTGGACGACGGGCGGGATCACGGCCTGCGCATCCAGGGCGCATCGACCGCGAGCAGGCCCATGGCCGCGAGGAGGAGCGGCACGAGCACGGCCGGCTCGACGTGATAGCTGTCGAGGACGAGGTCGCCTAGCACGATCGCGCCGACCACGCCAATGAGCAGTCCTGCGTATCGCTGGCGCGCGACTCGGTAGCTGCCCGGATCACGCCCATCACCGTTGCTTGCCACGGCCGCGCGGAAGGCCGGGGAGCCAGCCACGGTCCCAGAGCGGGGGGAGGAGCCAGGCGCCGGTCACCATGCCCGCCGCGAACCAGGCGACGGCCCAGAGCAGGGCCTCGAGGAGGTCGAGGACGATCACCATCGGGGGGCGCCAGGTCGGCCGCAGCAGAGGAGGGGTGCTGCGACCGACCATGCATGACCTGGGTATGCGGTCATGGTGCACGAGCATAACCGCCCGCCGACCGGTTTGTCCACGGTCTCGTCCACATTCCCCGTCGTGACCGGCGGTGGCGACCGCTCCGGAGGGAAGGGGGATCGAGCCCTTATGGGTCGTCGAGGGGTCAGGGAGCGATCGTCGCTCCGAGCAGCCTGCCTGCGGTCCGGCGCATGGGCGCGTCCGTGCGCCAGTCCACGGTGGACATGCGCACGTCGAAGTACATGGCCGCGTCCACGCCCTCCACGTCGCCCAGCGTGGCCAGCCAGGCGGCACGGTCCGCGGGGTGCCCGACCTCGATGCCGAACTCCCCGACCATGACGGGCTTGCCCGGGGCGAGGGCGGACATGAGCGCGAGGTTCTCGGCCCACACCCTGGGCAGCGGCGTGGCGGGGTGCTTCCGCCGCACGTAGCGGTCCCAGCCCACGATGTCCACCGTGTCGAGCGGCGGGAGGTAGCGGGCCCATAGGTCGCGGTGGCGGTCCGTGTGGCCCTGTGGGCACCAGAGCATGCGGCCGCCGACGCGGGCCCTCGCGTAGACCCAGGCGTCGATGTATCGCTCGGGCGGATGGCCGGCCCAGGGCGCCTCCCAGCCCGGCAGCATCTCGTGGTCGAGGCGGACGATGAGCCGCGGGTCGTCGAGCGTGGCGAGGATGTGGTCGAGCCGGCCGGACAGGAGCCCGCGGTAGCCGTCGCGAGCGTGCTCACCGGACTCGAGGTAGACCATGACCTCAGCGCCGTGGTCCTGGAGCCCGCGCCTGGTGAGGCCGTCGAGCGGCTGCCCGTCGTGGACCCACACCGCGGCGAGCCCGGGGTACGCGCCCACGCGCTCGGCCCAGCGATCGTAGGCCGCGAGGATGACCTCGGGCGTGCCGTCGTAGGCCTCGATGAGCGCCACGCCGAGGCGAGCGGCGGTCATGGTCGGCTCGAGCGTGGTCGGGGCGAAGGCGGGGCCATACCCCGGCGACGATGCCTCTCCGCGTACCTGCGGACCTCTGACGGCGTGACCCACCAGTCGCGCCCGCGCTTCTCGGCCCTCAGCGCCCCGTAGCGGATCTGCGAGCGCAGCGTGTCGGGATGGACCCCGAGCGTGGCTGCGGCCTCCCTGAGGGTCATGCGAGTGCGAGCCGCCGTCGCCACTCGGCGAGCCGGACATGCGCCGCGTACTCGGTGGGCGCCGTGTCGACCACCACCGGGCGATCCCATCCACGTGCCCACCCGACGACTGCCCAGCCGCGGCGATGGGGCTCGACGGAGAGTGAGCCACCTGCTGCGGCGATGAGTCCGAGCTTGCTGGTCATCCTGGGGGTCCTCCTTTTCGCATCCGTCCGTGTGGCCTTGTGGCTGTTCATCGCGAGCCTCCCTGATCTGTGACCACACTTTACACCCTAGCGTGCAAGATGTCAAGAGGGTTCACGCGATTTCTCTGCCATGTGCCCTTCCAGGCGGCCGCTCCCGCTGACGGTCGCGCGAGCGGCGCCTGCGCTGTGCCGCCCCGGACATGAGCGACAGGCCCCGACGAGCGGCGCGACCATGGCGCCCACGCGGTCGGCGTAGTGGTGGCGGTCCGGTCGCGGGCCGGCGCCCCAGGCGGGGCCATGGTCGATGTCGCGGGGAGGGTGGTGGGGTGAGCGGATGCGGGACGTGCTCATCGCCAGTGTGCCTCCATGAGTCGCGGGTCGTCGGTGGCGGACAGCCAGTCGGTGTCCTCGTCGTCGGCCTCGGCCCACACGCGACGCAGGGCCAGCAACTCGCGGATGTGGCGGGCGAGGATGGCGAGCGCGAGGGCCAGGGCGAGGAGGGCGAGGGGCCTCACAGCGCCTCCCGCCACGGGCCGTACAGGGCCTCGAAGTGCTCCGCGCTGATGAGGTCACGGACGACGAGCGCTCCTGCCGCATCCCCTGCCGCATCCCGGGCCGCGGCCCACGCCGCAGCCCGAGTCGCATCCAGGGCCGCACCCCGAGCCGCACCCCGAGCCGCACCCCAGGCCGCGGTCCGGGCCGCGGTCCGCGCCGCATCCCGGACCGCACCCCAGGCCGCAGCCGACCTCTCGATCTCGTCCGCGGTCAGCTCTCCCGCGCGCTCGATGAGTGCCGCGACCTCCTGGCCCTGTGGGCCGAGGAGACGCCACGCGGGCAGCTCCTCGATGACGCGCAGAGCCGACACGGCCCGCTTGCTCGGAAAATCTGTCAGGCGAGTCATGATCCGTCCCACCGGCTCCACGCGGAACAGGCGCGCGGGCCATGCGAAGCCCGTGCAGTCCGTCTCGGACACGGAGATGGAGATGTACGTGGCCGGCTCGTCACGGACGAGTCGCTGGGGCTCGATGGTGAGGAGGGACGCGGGATCCACCGTGACCATGCGGCGACCACGCCTCACGCGCAGGGTCGCAAACCCATAGGCCTCCGATATGTGTGTCATGATGCGCGCCCCCGGATGCCGGATGATCGCACCCGTGCCACACACGGCGGCGTAGTCGATGGAGCCAGAGTGGAAGTCCCGGCCGTCCGGCCGGGTGGCCTTGTAGCAGGTCATCCGGGTCCCGCGGCTCGCATCGTCTGAGGGGTCATGTCTGGCCTCCTTCGTGAGTGTCGACCCAGGTCACCGCGAGGGCGAGGGCCTGCCAGATGTCCCGCCTGACGCCGAACAGCGGCCCGGGAGCGGCTTTGACGCCCACGGCGGCCCGTTTCCCGCCAGCGCCGCCGTAGCGGTCCACGAGGGCGCTGATGACGTTGGAGTCCCGCGCCGCCGTGGTGCCGCACAGGTGGCGCTTCACGGCGCTCCGGGCGAGCCGCTCGACGGGCAGCGGGTGGGCGGCCTCGGCGAACCTGCCGGCCCACCAGAGCGTCTCGAAGAGCTGCTCACTGGCGGGCATACCGCGGGGCGTCGTCCACTCGATGACGAGGCGGTCTCCCCACGGGGTGAGGCGCAGGCTGCGCAGGAGGTCGTCGTTCGGTTGCAGGCCGAAGCGCACCGGCACGCCGCTCTCGAGCAGGACCCACGCGGACCGCTCGGAGCCCGGGTCGATGGCGAGGATGCTCATGCCACCACCCCCACCGGTCCGCTCTCCAGCCCCGGCCGGCGGTGGAAGCACCGCGGCATGAGCCTGCGGTGCTCATCCACGAGCTGGGCGCGCACCTCGTCGAGCGTGTCGCCCACCGCGAGGGCCGAGCCGCAGGCGCAGCGCAGCGACCACAGGGGCTTGCGGCGCTCGGTCCCGGGGCGCAGGAGCAGGAAGCGGGCGGGGGTCATGAGGCCTCCTCGAGGACCACGGTCCCTCGGCGCTTCGTCTCGATCCACGAGGCCGCTTCCGCGTGCGCCGCGGTCCACGCGGCGAAGGCGTGCAGCCCGCGGAAGGCCCGCCAGGCGGGCGCGAGCTCGTCGACCCGCGGGAAGACGAACTCCCAGCTGTCGCGGGCGATGTGGAGGATGCCCACCGCGTCCACCGAGCGCAGGACCGCGGTGGCGGCCTCGTTGACCGTGTCGTCCTCGCCCACGTGCTCGGCCATGAGGTAGGCCATGAGCTGGAGGAGATGCTCACCGTAGAGCCCGCCGCCTGTCTTGATGTCGACGAGGGACGTCCTGCCCGAGGGGAGCCGACAGAGCAGGTCGAAGGTGCCCGCGTAGCCGATCGAGAGGTGCCATACCTGTCGCTCCGCGAGGAGCACCTGCGCCTCGCTCACGCGCCGCCAGTCGAGGTACTGCGCGAGGCGTGGCCGGACCTCCGCGCCGTCGACCTCGATGTCCCGCCCGGCACGTCGCAGGGTGACGACGTCCGGCACGTCGGAGGGTGTCATGCCCGCCGCGGCCACGTCGTGAACGACCGTGCCCAGGGCGGCCGCCGCATCACGCTCCTCGGTGGATGCGGCGCGGAGCCAGCGGGCGGCCTCCTCACGGCGGTTCCTCTCGACGGCCCGCTCCCGCCTGCGCGGCTCACGGGTGAGCATCCGGCCCAGCTCGTCATACTCGCCCACCGCGCGGTCCACGACCCTGCGCAGCTGCCAGGACGCGAGCCCGAGGGGCACGCCGGCCATGCGCCGGATGCTCGTGACCGAGGGAAGGTCCCGACCCTGCCAGCGGTAGTAGCGCAGCCCGCTCTCCGGGTCGGCGTAAGCGTTGCGGGGTCCGGCCTCGATGGTGACGCTCACGTCTCCTCCTCCTCGTCGCAGGCCAGGCAGATCCAGCCGCCGATGGTGTTCCGGTGGTGGTCGCGGTGATCCTCGTAGTGCCGGCAGTGGCGCAGCCAGCCACTGACTTCTGCGCACCTTCCGCGCACCTTCTGCGCACCTTCTGCGCAATCGTGGTGAGCACTTACGCGCACTTCTGCGCGCTTCTCCACGCTTGCGGAGTCGTTTTCGCGATCCGCCCCCGTCCCGAATAGTGCGCGAAAGTCGCGAAAGTCGGCCTTTCGGGTCACGAGACGCAGCTCCGAGCGCTTCCGGCCGCGCGTGCGGACCGGCACGACCTCGGCCAGCCCGAGCCGACAGAGGTCGTCGATGGCGACCTGGCGCCTGATCGGGTCGCGAACGAAGTACTTGCTGATGACGCTCTGTGGCAGGCTGTGGCCGTCGGCCTCCAGGAGCATGCGCAGCAGGTGGGTGGCGCTGGCATCCCCCAGCGCGGACCCGAAGGCGTAGCTGAGCCCTGCCCGCGCGTACTCGGTGAGCGCCACCGCGCGCATGACGTGCTCGCGCGCCACCACGCGGGAGCGCTCCACGGCGGCGTGGACGAGCCCCATGCGGAAGGCGATGACGCCGTACCGCCGGGTCATGTCCGCGGCCAGCCCGACCGATTCGCTGCGCAGGTACTCGTCGTACTCGGAGAGCAGGTCGTCCACGCCCGGCCCGGGGTCGATGCGCGGCGGCGACTTGATCGCCGCGCGGTGTGCCTCGGCCAACGCCTCGGTCATCTCCATCGGCAGGACCGGTTCGCTCGACACGACGCGGACGGACCGGCGCCGGACCGGCAGCCACAGCCAGCGGTTGCCCGAGCCCGTCTTCGTGAGGCCCCGATCGGCCCTCGCCTGGAGCTCCTCGGGCGTGATGGCCACGAGTCCCGAGAGGTAGTATGGCTCGGGCACGAAGATCGTCTCGCCCACCCTGCGATGCGCGAGCTGCTTGCCGTCGAAGGCGCTGCGCATGCGCGAGTCGAGGTTGGAGCCCTCGCGCCCCGAAGCCGCCAGGAAGGTCGCGTACTCCTCCTCGAAGAGCACGCCCGTGGGCACGCCGAACGTCTCGCGCGCCCGGTCCAGGAGCGCCCTCACGAGCGCCTCGCCCGAGGCGATGCCGTCGAAACGGGCACGGTTGACGGCGTCCATGCCCAGGCTGTTGCCGAGCGCGTCGCGGACACGGTACATGGCCGTACCCTTGCGCCCGATGGAGGACTTGCCCACGAGCGCCACGAAGGGGCTCGAGGGGTGCCGGCCATGCCAGTAGCCCCAGGCCGGCACGAGAGCCCCACAGAAGGCCACGAGCGAGCCCAGGATGCCCTCGGCCGCGGCGTCGGTGCCGCCCAGCAGGAAGTCGGTGACCTCGCCCAGCAGCCCGCCGAACGCGAGGGGCCCGGGCAGCGGAGGGAAGAGCGACTCGTCGTCGGAGGGCGCCATCATCGGCGGCTCGTCGTGCTGCACGACTCGTACCTCGCCCGTCTCGGGGTCCTCCTCGACGGGGTCCGCGGGGAACCTCGTGAGCGCCTCGCCGATGGCGCGGCGCACCTCGTCGGCCGTCTTTGGCGCGGGCAGCCGCTCGTTGAGGGCCCACACGGCCGCGAAGAGCGCGTCGGGGTCGCGCACGGTACCCGCGTAGTGTCGGGCCCGGTCGCGCAGGAACTCGTGGCGATGGCCGATGGGCACGTCCTCGGGGCGCACGGGACCATCGACGACGATCGTGCCAGGCGCCGCTCGCTCGCCCTCGACGGCCGCACGTGCCCAGGACTCGGGCAGGTCGGCCACGTCGAGCACCGTGCCCTCGGCGGGCGCGTAGACGGCCCCCGTGGCGTGCACGCTGCGCGGGCCGACGATGTATCCCTGCGCCGAGCCGCTGCCCCAGCGGGTGATCAAGCCGAACATCCTCTTGAGCGGCCGCGGGAAGCCCTCGGGCCAACGGTGGGCCACGTGCTGGCCGTGAGCCGTGTCCAGCGTCAACGTCGGCGGCCGCGGCCCGCAGCGGGCCTCCAGAGAAGCCAGACGCGATCGCTCCTCGTCGGAGTCCACGTCCCACACGAAGACGCCATCGGGCGGCACCATGCCGTAGTTGGGGTCGCTCGCCGCGGAGAGGAACGCGCGGATGCGCCCAGGATCGGTCGTGGCGTCCTGGAAGCCGTGCGCGCTCACCGGGTGCTTGCCGGGGCTGCTGCACGACCTCGCCGCGGGACAGCGGCACGTGCCGTCCGCCCGCGCCGACCATACCGGGAAGATGCCCCAGCCGCGCCCGGCGAACCAGAGCGCCGCACGGATGCGGTCGTCGGCCGTCGGACGTGGCTGGGGCGCTGCCATCCCGTCAGAAGGGCATGTCGGCCTGGGCCTCCACCTGCTCGCGCAGGGGCGCGGCCACGGGCGCCGGAGCCTCGGGCGCCGGCCTGGCAGGGACCGTGGGCATGGCGCCCAGGGTCACGATGCGGGGATAGCCCTTCTCGTCGCGCCGGATGGTCGCGAGGGCCATCCGCCCGACGAGGTGTCGCTGCGGGTCGAAACGCGTCCCGCTGGCCAGCGCCTTGCCGCCCGCGAGGGCCGTGACGTAGCCGTAATAGCGGCTCCTCTCGCTGATACGCTGGACACCGTCGGCGCCGACGCGCGGGGCGCCCACGCTCGACTCGATGATCTGGCCGTCGTCGAGCGCGAAGGTCCAGTCCTGGACCGTCTTCACGCCGAACTGACCCTCGTAAGTGCGAGTGCCATCGACGATGAACTCGCCGCTGTCGCGGTCGGTCACGCCGATGCGCACGAGCGTCACGGGGTAGGTCCCGTCGGCGCCCGTGAAGTAGTTCTGCGGGGGGGTCCAGCTGGACCCGATCTCGACCTCGTTCGCCATCGCTCTTCACTCATCTCCGCTCGTTTTCGTTCGTGCTCCCATCCCGTGTCCCGTCACCTCTCGCCAGGCGTCCCTCCGCTGCTCATGCCACTCTCCAGCCCGCGTGCTCGCGCGCTTCGTTTCGCCCAGGGGTCCACGGTCGGCGCATCTGGGCATCACGGCGCGCCGGCCTGCCCCAGGGCCCAGCGCACCATGTCACGCACGATGCTCGTCTCCCTCATGTCCAGGCCGGTGCTGTGCATCGCGGTGATGCGCTCGATGGCGCTGAGCGTCGCCGTCATGACCCCGCGCCCATGGCCGAGGCGGTACACGACGTCCTCCTCGAGCGGCTCCGCACCCCACACGCGGACGACCTCCGGGCCCGGCTCTGTGCCGTCGCCGCCTGGCGCGGGCCGTGAGGTGACGTGCGCATCTGCGACCTCCTGCGCCGGGTCGGGCTCGGCGGGCGGCGCCATGCGCTCGCCGACCGGGACGGGCTTCGGCCGCTCGACCGGTGATCGGCACGACCCTGCGCCTGAGCACGTGGCCGGGCAGGTCTCCGGTGAGCCCGCGTGCCCTCATGTACCCGCGCAGGGCGTCCTGGACGGCGTTCTGGCGCACGGCCCAGGTCCTTCGCGACCGCCGGCTGGCTACCCAGCCGCTGCACGGCGTCCCAGACCTCCTGCTGGCGCTTCGTGGGTTCGCGCCTGTGCGGAGCCTCGGATCCCATGACCCACCTCCCCTCGACGAAGACCTCCCAGCGGCCGCCGGGACCCTTGTGCCTGGCGCGGCCGCGCGTGGGGTCCACCCCCGAGCCGATGGCGATGCTCACGCCGCGACGCTCCAGCCGGCGTGCTCGCGCGCCTCGTTGCGCAGCGCGACCATGACCCGCTCCAGGGCCAGCTGGTGCTCGGCCCAGGCGTCCCACAGCCCACGGTCGGCGCATTCCAGTCCGAGGCGCCAGTGGTCGTCGATGGCGCGGCCCAGCTGCTCGCAGACGGCCCGCTGCGAGGTGGCGTCGCTCTGCGGCGGGAGACCCCACACGGTCATGGGTCGCACCGCCGAATGTGGATGACTCCCCGTACCGCGGCCACCTGCGAGCGGACATGGTCGTCAAGACCTACGTCGTGACGCCGCGGGAGGTCGAGCGCTACCGCGCTGGCGCTCACCGGACAGCGACCTCCACCCGCCAGATGCGGGACTCCGGCCACTGGCGCACCGCGCTGGTCACGTCGATGACCCGCAGGCCCGCGGCACGCGCCTCGAGCCTCGCCGCCCGGACGGCCGCGTCGTGGCCGCGCGCTCGCACCGTCAGCGTGGCGAAGCGGCCCACCGCGTCCTCGTACGTCCTCATCCCCGCAGCCCTCCCTCTCCCCCGTCGTCAGAGCCAGCGCACGGCCGCGTGCGCCCCGAGCCAGAGCCAGACGCCGGCCACGAAGAGCCACGCCAGGCGCGTCAGCAGACGATCGATGCGGGGGCTCATGCGCGCCCTCGCATGAGCGCCTTCATGCCGCAGGCTCCAGCTGGCTCCAGCTGGATGTGCGGCTCAGCGGAGGTCACGCGACGGCCTCGACGGCCGTCTTGCCGCGCTGACCGGAGATGCGCGCCTCGATGCCGAGAGCCGCCAGCCAGCGTGACAGGGTCGGTGCCACGAGTCCGAGGTCGGCCGCGATCGTGGCCAGGGTCTCGCCCTCATCGATATAGCGCCGGCGCAGGTAGAGCTCGATGGGCTCCCCGAGTCGGTACTCGACGATCTGCATCGTCTTGGTCTTGAGGATCACGGCCCAACAGTAAGGCCAACGCCGCTGTGTTGTCAATACAGCAGCGGCCCAAAAACGCAAGAACTCCCCCTCCCCGGCGGAGGGGAGGGGGAGTTCTTGCGTTGGTGCAGGGCGGTGCGCCAAAGGTCAGATGGCGAAGACCCTGTAGGCCCAGAAGGCGGCGCTGGTCAGGTTGAGCGCGCCGCCGGAGGTCTGGCGGACCGTCATGGCCACGTAATCGCCGGCTGCCAGCTGGTAGAGGGCCATGACGGTGTCGCTGTACTCGCCGCTCGACGTGGCCGTCTGGCGGGAGCGCGAGCCGGTGATCAGCGTGCCGCCGCCCGCGGTCCCATTGACCTCGAGGTAGACGGTGCGGATGCCGGCGGAGCTGGCGTCGAACGTGATACCGCCGCCGAGCAGGTAGTAGCCGCCGCCGCCCGAGGGGATGGTGATGCGCTGGTTGTTCGTGCTCGTGTCGTGGAAGGCGTCCGAATCGAAGGCGTCCGTCGCGCTGAACTGGACGCTCGTGTCGGTCGAGTCGCTGATGGACTGATTCGTCGAGCGGATGGCCCGCACGCCGTAGAGCGCGCCCTTGAGCTTGGAGAGGGCCGAATCGGAGGTGATCCCCGACGTCGTCAGGGCGGCCTTCAACCAGTCCAGGTTGTCGCGCTGGTAGGTGTTCATCTCGGCGGCCGTCAGCGCCGCGCCGGCGGTGTAGGTCTTGGGCGTCGTCCAGGCGATGGCTGCTGCGCTCCTCTCTAGTAGGCCAGCACGACCGGGTCGTCGAGGCCCTTCGCCGCGTCGTCGAGCGTGAGCCAGTCGGTATGGGCGGGCAGCTCCTCCCAGTCGTACCAGATGTCCCAGACGAGCCCGCCGCCGGACACCTCGACCTCGCGGCCCACGACCGTCCCGAGCAGCCCGCTGATGAGCCAGCGGTCGGCGGTGAGCGTGATGTGGCGGGTGATCTCGATGCTCAGCGCTCGCGGGAAGGGCCGTGCCTGGTCCTTGATGCGCAGGCGGACGCGGGCCTCGCTCCAGCGCCAGTTGCGGTAGTCGCCGAGCCCCTCGGCCGCGCCCCGTGAGGAGATGAAGGGACTGTCGACGGTGGCGCCGTCGCGCTGCCCGAGCCGCAGGACGGAGTCGTACTCGATGCGCTCGAGCTGCTCGGGCTCGAGCGGCACGTAGGGCGTACCGCTGATGCCCCAGAACTCGATGTCGTCGGCGGCCGTCGCGATGGTCTCGACCTCGAGCCGCCGGGGGTGGTCGACGACGACGCTCGTCACGGTCGCCGCCGTCGTGCCGTCGAACATGAGCACCTGCTGGTCGGCCACGGGGACGGAGAACTCGACGACCCTGCGGTGACGGTCGCCCAGGGCCATCGGGAACGGCACGAACGCATCGGGGTAGGCCACGACCTGCCGCGGCTTCGCAAGGGCGATGAGGGGCGTGCGGCCAGCCGGGTACACGCGGTAGCGCGCGTCGCGCACGGTGACGATGAGCGGCTCGGGGATGCCGGTCTCGTCGCCGATGCGGTCATCGGTGTAGGTCAGGTACGGTGGCAGATGCGGGTCGGCGTCACCCCTGTAAGTGGTCTCCGCCTGGAAGGCGTCGGCCGCCCGGGCCACGAACGTATAGGCTCCCGAGCCGAAGTTCACGTCGGCCGGCAGTGTCAGGCGCTCGTAGGCCTGCCAGGTCACGAGCTGGCGATTCTCCACGGCCTCGTGGGACAGGCGGTACTCGTCGATGTCCCCGATCGTGTCGGCCTCGTCCTCGTCGACCGTCCAGTCGCTGTCGCCGCTCGTGATCGTCGTGCGGTCGGTCGTGTCGTAGACCCACCACTTGTTCGCGTCGGTCTTGAAGTCGATCCGCGCCGTGACGCCCGTGGCCGCGTCGAGCTGGCGCAGGTACTCGGCGAGGCGCACGTAGCCGGGCGTGCCGTCCCAGAACTCGTTGCCCTCGATCGCCCCCGTGTCGAGCTGCATGCGCGACGAGCCGATGGTCGAGCTGCGCGAGGGCCGCTGACCGAGCAGGAGGGCCTGGGCCCAGGCGTGACGGCGGGCCTCGTGGTAGGCGCACTCGGCGAAGTCCTGGCGGATCTCGGCGTCACCGTAGATGCCCAGCGGGTCGACGCCGCTGATGGTCACGGTGTCCGCCCTGGGGTCGGGCTCGATGGTGCGGATCGCGCCGCCGTACATCGGCCACATCTCGTGGTCGTACCAGGCGCGGACGAGGAAGCGCTTGCCCTGCTCCACCGAGCCGTACAGCGCGCCCGAGGCGTTGCGCGGGTCGTACTCGTGAGCGGTGTTGCCGAGCGCGATCGACCATGTCCCGACCGGCTGGGCTCGCCCATCGAACGAGCCACCGTCACGGTAGCGCAGCCGCTCCAGGGCGGTGCCCAGCTCGTCGTGGACCTCGTAGACCTCGACCGCGTCGATCTCGAACGTGTTCGCGGCCGCGGCCGCGTTGCGCATGATGACCGAGACCCCGGTGCGATCCGCGGACGGCGTCCAGTCCAGCGTGTAGACCTCCCAGTCCGCGGTGAGCGTCGTGGTCGGGGCGACCCGGTCGCTGGCGCCCACGTCCCCGAGGCCGGGGATCATGTCCGGCGAGCCCGAGATGGTGCGCGCGCAGAAGCGCAGGCGGTACGTGCGCCCGGAGAGGAACGTCCGCCCGCCGAGGTCGTAGTCGGCGCCGGAGAAGATGGTCGTGGTCGTCGCGATGCGCAGGTTGCCCGAGCCCTGCGGGGGAAGCGATGTGACCCGCGTGAGGGTGGCGCCCCCGTTCGGGGACCAGCCGCTCGTGTCCACGTCGAACGTGCCGTTCTCGATCTGACTGAAGGCCTCGGGCATGTAGATGGCCACGTCGTCGATGCGGATCGTGGTGGCCTGCGCGACGGCCGACACGATGGCCAGCTGGGCGTCCGTGCGGTTCCCCGCCGGCATCCACAGCACGCGGTAGGGACGCCAGTCCGACGAGAGTTCGGGGATGACGAGCGTGCCACGGTCGCTGCTCGTGCCCTCCGAGCCGAGGATGAGCCTCACCCACCGCGGGCCGCTCACCCACTTGGCCCAGACGATGGCGGCGTACACCGCGCCGTAGCTCGCCTCGGCAAAGAACGTGTAGCTCCCGAGGTCGTAGTTGGCCCCGCTGTCGGCCGTGGCCGCCGTGACGAGCTCGGCGCAGGCGGAGCCGGAGTGGGCATCGGTCGTGATGCGCGTGATGCTCGTGCCGGCCGCGTTGATGCCGGCCGCGACGGACCAGCCGGACGTGCTCGACTCGAAGCCGCCGTTAGCGCAGCGGTCGAACTGCTCGGGGCGCCACAGGATGCGGGCGTGCAGGAGCGGGACGCTCGTGTCGACGGCCATCAGACGCCGGGCGCCAGACGCTGGCCGCGCATCCAGCGCACGATGGACGGGCCGAGCCGGTCCATGAAGCGCTGCGCCTCGGCCTCGGACGCGGTGCTGAACTGTGGCGCGTAGACGAGCGTGATCGACGCCGCCGGGCTGCTGCGCTGCTCCCTCGGACCGGCCGGGGTCACGGTCGCACCGCTGGCGGTCACGCTCAGCCACTCACGGCCGTGCTCGCCGACCCAGCCCGCGTCACCGGGGTACATGGGATTCATGCCACGCGGGTTGTCCTTGCGGGCGCCCCGGTCGAGTCCGACACGCATCGTGAAGCCCGAGCCCTGCTGCGTGATGAAGGGCAGCTCCCCGAGCCTCGCCAGCTCCAGCTGCACGGCGTTGACGAGCGCCCTGGCCTCGGCCGCGGCATCCCTCTTGCCGCTACGGATGGCCCACACGAGCTTGCGGTTGGCGGCCGCCTGCCGGTCGCGGAGCCAGTCGGCATAGCGCTCACCGGCGAACGGATGCTCCATGGCCCAGCGGAGGTCCTGCATGGCCGCGCGCACCCTGTCCTTGTCCTCGCGGATCGTGTCGCGCAGGGACGGGCCGAGGTCATCGATGCTGCGCACGATCGAGTCCACGGCGGCGTCGGTCTCCGTGGCGAGGTCACCCATCGCCTCGCCCGTGGCCTCCATCGCCTCGCGATCCCTCGCGAGCACACCGATGCGCCCCTCGATGTTGCGGACGAAGTTGGCCATCGGGAGGTTCGCAGCCGCGGCCCGCTCCGCGTATGCCCGGAACTGCTCGGCCGTCATGCCCATCTCGTCTGCGAGGTGACCGAAGGCGAGCACGACCAGGTCCGCGTTGACGGTGTTGCCCTCCATCGCGTCGCGCAGCATCTCGAAGGACCTGACCGCGGTGGTGATGGGATCGAACGCCATGCCAACCCCGGTGAGCACGTCGTCGATGGCGCCCGTGAGCGCCTTGACCTGCGGCACGACCTGATCGCGCACGACGACAGCGAGGTCGCGCATGACGGGCAGCAGCTCCTGCCCGATGTCCTCCGTGATGTCGTCCAGCTCGATCCGAAGGGACGCGAAGGAGCCCAGAGCGGTGTCCGCATAGGTCTCGGCCTGGCCCGCAGCCCGTCGCTGGATCTCCGCGAGCGCCTCGGTGGCCGTCACGCCCCGCTCCAGCTGGATGCCGTAGCGCGACAGGATGCCGGTGTTGCCTGCGTAGACCTTGCCGATGAGGTCTGACGCGGTCGCCAGGTCGATGCCCCGCAGGCGGGCGAGGTCCATGGCCTGGCGCGAGAGTCGCAGCGCCTCGGCGTGGTCCTTCGTGACCGCCACGAGGCGGGTCAGGGAATCGCGCTGCTCGTCGTCGCTGAACGCGAGCCGCAGACGCGACTCGATGACCTCCTCGATGGCCTCGACGTTGCCATCCCACGCACTGTCATTCGCCTCGACCGCGGCGGTGAGACGTGCGATGGCTGCCTCTTCCTCGGCGGCCGCCATGGCGGCGCCCCCCAGGAACTCGGTGACCATGCCGATGCCGCGCCCCACGAGCGCCACGGGATCGAGCATCTGCCCGAAGGACTGGCCCACGCCCTGGAGCACGCTCCCGACGAGCCCGCCCTTCCTGGCCATCTGGTCGAGGTGTCCCAGGAAGGCCCCGATCCTGCCGCTGGCGAGGTCCTGCGCGAGGATCCGCAGGGTGAGGGTGCCATCCTCCTTGTAGGCCATGAGGTCAGACCTCCAGGATGCCGAGGCGCTCGAAGATGGACGTGAGCCAGAACCAGCGGCTCACCTCGGCCTCGGTCGGCGGCCGCTCAGGGTGGACGATCGCCCAGGGCGGGACGCCCCAGGCGCGAGCGACGCGGATGACGGTGTGGCCGAATGGGACGGCGACCCCGCCACCGGCGCCGAGTCGGGCGCTGGCGACGTCATCTCGGAGCCCGTCCCTGATGCCGGGGGGAGCGCATCGTCCTCCGTGAGGACGGCCCACTCCCGCAGGATGGCCAGGAGGCGCTGCTCGGTCATGTCCGTGAGGGGGCCGTCCCACGAGCGCCAGGTCACGGCCCGCTCGAGGATGGCGGCGTAGGCCTCCATCCGGGCGAGGAACGCGCGCGGCGGATCCTCGGCATCGAGCGCGACGATCGCGAGCTTGTCGCTGATGTACATGGGTCGCAGCTCCAGGCTGCGGCCGTCGGGCAGGTCGATGCGGGCCATGGGTCCCTCCTGACAGGGCGAGCCCGCCCCCGGCGTCAGGACCGGGGGCGGGCATGTGGTGTGGCGGTCACGCGCTCGTGTACGCGGTGCTCACGGTGTTGATCGTGTAGAGCTGCCAGGACGCGGTGAGGGCGGAGTCGTAGACGCCCTCCAGGCCGAAGCGCTGATACCAGATGCCGTCCACGTACTCGCCGCCGAACTCGCCCTGCTCGACGTGCTTGCCGACGAAGTCGAGGCGGATCGTGTTCCTCGCCGTCGTCGCGCCCACGACGGCACCCTCGGCGATGATGCGCACCTTACGCAACGTCTTCGTGAACGAGGAGCCCAGGTAGGCGTCGACCTCGGTCTTGTCGCTGAACTTGCGCAGGAACGTGAGGCTCGCGCTCCAGCCCTGCGGGCGGTGCATGGAGGTGTGAACGCCGGTGTTGTCCATCCCGTCATGGAAGGCGGCCGGGCGGGAGAGACGGAACGTGGCCTCGGTGATGCTCGGGTCGGCCGTGGTGCCGATGGTGCTCGTGTCCACGTAGGACTTGAGCTGCTGGCCGAGGGCCATCGTCTGCGCCCGGTCAGAGAGCGAGCCCGTGAAGGCCGTGATCTGCGTGGCCGCGGACGCGGTCCGGAAGGTGGCGTTCATGGTCACGCCGGTGTCGGTGCCGCTGGCGCGCTTCTTGAGGATCAGCTCCAGCTCCTCTCCGACGAGCCCCGGGATCGACCAGCCGACCGTGCTGATGAGGTCCGAGGTCGAGAACTGGAGGTGCAGCGAACGGACGCCGTTGGCCCCGACGGTGTGATCGGTCTGGTGCGGCGTCCACGTGCGCGTGTAGGCGGTGGTGTCGAGGACCGAGCCGGCCACGCCGCCCGAGGCTGCGAAGGCCGTCCACCACCAGCCGGCGTCCTCGAAGCTGCACCGGACGTTACTGATGCGGACGACGACGTCCTGCATGCCGGGGTAGACGTCCGCCAGGCTGTCGCCCTTGTTCCACGCGCGTTCGTCGCGGAGGGTCTCGACGGCCTGGCGCACGGTGATGCCGCCGCCCTTGGGGATGTACAGCAGGCGCGTGGGCGTCGTCGCCGCGCCCTCCGTCGTCTCGATGGCGCCTCGCAGCGTCTCGGTGACGATCATGCCGGTCGCCATGGATCAGTCCTCCGTCTCGGCCGGGGCGTCCGGCGCTGGAGCCGCCGGCACCGCCGGCGGCTGGTCGGTGAAGGGGCAGGGCGAATACGTCCGCAGCTCGGCCCACTGCTCGACCGTGGCGTCCCACTCGACCGCGGGGTAGGGGTAGAGCGAGACGCCCTCGACGGGGTAGAGGCGGACCGTCCTCTCGGGTCTGGGCATGGGGGACCTCACGTCGCGTAGTCGTCGGACAGGTACAGCTCGAGGGCCTCGAGCCGGATGGGCAGGATCAAGAAGGGCTTGCCGTGCGCCTCGTCGGTCTCGATGGCGCCGTAGCCGGTCATCTCCACGCGGGTCGCGGTCGCGTTGGCGTCGAGGTCCGTGCGGAACAGGACGCGGCAGCGCTCGACGAAGGGGACGATGGTCTTGTAGGCGTATCCGATGTCGGTCGCGTTGACCCAGATGTCGAGCTCGATGTCGTGGACGAAGCCCTCGTGGTTGCCGGCCGCGAGAGCGCCGCCGTCGGCCCACACGATGGCCACCGGCCAGTCGTCGACCGAGCGCGGGACGATCGTGGCGCCCTCCGCGGACGAGGCCGCCGACCAGGCCGCCTTGAGCCCGCTGAGGCTGGCGGCGCGGACCGCGATGCGGTCCATGATCGCGTCGAGGGCCACGGCTCAGCCCTCGAAGAGCACGTCGGACACGACGCGGAGGACGTCGGCGGCGTACCTCTGGGCGGCCCGGTCGACGAAGGGGTTCGCCTGCGACCCTGGATGCCGCAGGATGCGCGTGGGACGGACCTGGTCGATGCCGAGGACGGCGTAGGGGCTCCGGCCCGGGCGCCTCGTCGCGAGCGAGTGCGGGCGCGTGCCGCGGATGACGAGGTGGCGGTGCGGGGCGGTCGGACCCACGATGGCGCCGCGGATGCCGATGCCCAGGCCGGCGCCCTCGCCGCGGGCCGCCCGCGCCCGGACGCTCGCCCGCAGCCAGCCGGGGCGGTGACGGATCCGCTGGTACCCGGCACGCGTCTCCCGCGGTGTCTCGGCCCGGATTGGGCGCACGAGGTAGTCGGCGGCCTTGAGCGCGCCCTTCGCCATGCGCTGCCCGAGGGGCGCGCCGCGCCAGCGCTCGAGCCGTGCCCTGAAACGCGCCAGGTCCTGTGGGTCCCAGGCGAACGCGACGGGTGATGTCGTCATCCGACGTAGGCCCTGCGCACGTAGGGCGAGCCGGCGCCCACGAGCCTCTGGTAGGCATCGCCCGCGTCAGCGAAGACCGGGACGCCGAACTGGTTGACACCGGACGACTGGCGGCCGCCGCCGGGGCCCGCCCGGTACCACTCGCGGGCCTTGTCGATGACGGCCCGCCTGACGAGCGACGGGACCTGCGGGAAGCCGCGGGCACAGACGAGTTCGACGGCGCGCCTCCCCCGCGGCCAGGACGTGACGGAGGCGAGCGGCGACAGGACGATGTCCTCGTAGGGCCAGTCGACACCTGCGCGCCCAGGCCCGACGCCCGGCTGGAGCAGGTAGCCGGCATCGCCGGCGGTGACCGCGGCGTAGTCGTCGCTCTCGCTGTATCGGATGCGCAGCGTCGTGACCGAGAGGATGTCGAGGGGCAGCCCGTCCGTGCAGTAGCCGCCGTTGCCCGTGGCGCTCACGAGGCTCGCGCAGCCGGCACGCTCCACGTCGACGTACACGGTCCGGTCGCCCGACACCTGCGGGTCGCGATGGAAGCGCCGGTGACAGTCGATGTCCACCTGCTCGGAGGCGTCGACGAGGTAGTCGAGCAGGAGGTTGTCGCGGCTGGCATCCGGGAGGTCCATCGTCTCCCGGAGGTCCATGAGCGAGGCGTAGGCCGCCAGGCTCGTGGCCTGGAACGGGGAGGAGTAGGCGCCGAATGCGGAGCCCCCGCTGTTTCCGGCGCGCGACCTGTACCAGGTGCTCGACGTGCCGGCCGAGTCCCAGAACTCGTAGACCGTCGTGCCGACGACGAGCGCCGTGGAGGTGACGTTGGCGTACGAGCCCGTCTCCGACGTGGCCGAGTCGAGGTACAGCTTCGCCCCGGCCCCGTAGCCCGCGATGAGGTCCGCGGGATCCTCGGTCAGGGTCACGGTGACGTGGATGGCCACGGGGTCCTCCGATGATGAGGGACGGCTAGCGGATGTCGGGCGGCTGGTCGGTCGCCGCGGTGACCTCGGTCCCCGCGCCAGTGGCCTCGGCCCGCGAGCCGCCGCGGTCCGTGACCTCGACGGCCGACGAGGCGCGGCTCACCGCGGCCATGACCCGGGCGCCGAAGGCGACGGCTGCGCGGCCCACCGTCGCGACGCCGTAGCCGATGGCGCCCACCACCGTGGCGACGGGCGAATCGGTGGCCACCAAGCTCTCCGCGGCGGTCCGCATGAACGTGCCCGCCCTCGTGGCCGCGTCGGACAGGCCGAGGGCATCGCTCGCGGTCCGGGCCGCCCCCAGCGTCCGGGTGGCGACGCCGGACAGCCCGATGGCGTCCGAGACCGCGCGGACCATGGTGACGGCGCGCGTGGCCGCGTCCGAGAGGGTCAGGCCGTCAGCCGCCGAGCGGACCGCGGTGAGCGTCCGCGTGGCGGCATCGCTGAGGCCGAGTGCATCGCTCGCCTCACGTGTGACGAGCTTGATCGCCGTGGCCGCGTCGGACAGTCCCAGGGCGTCGGCGGCGGTCCGCAGGAAGGTCCCGGTCCTCGTCGCGGTATCGCTGAGGCCCAGGGCATCGGCGGTCGAGCGGACCGCGGACAGTGCCCTCGTCGCGGCATCCGAGAGGCCGAGAGCGTCCGTGGCCGAGCGGACCGCGGTCAGGACCCTCGTGGCCGCGTCGGACAGGCCGAGGGCATCGGCGACGGTCCGGGCGAACGTCCCCACGCGGGTCGCGGCATCGGACAGCCCGAGCGCGTCCGAGACGGCCCGCGCGAAGGTGCCCGTCCGCGTGGCGGCATCACTCAGGCCGAGCGCATCGGCTGCGGTGCGCTCATGGAGGGTGCCGGTCGCGCCTGCCGCCGGGAGCCATCGGGTGCGTGACCGGGCGCGCGGTCTGCGGCGGTGGATGCCGGCCACATCACACGACCTCCTCGAAGATGAGGCTGCCGCTCACGGTGATCGAGTCGGCTGGTGCGCTCATCCACAGGACCACCGGGTCGTCGTCCGCGGCGATGACCGGAGCGACCTCCGGCAGGAACCAGAAGTCCTCGGGGACGCGGATGTTCCACGAGCGGGCGACGAGGATGCTCCCGCTCGTGTGCGCGGTGGTCCGGTTCGCGCAGGTCGCGCTCGCCGCCGCGCCGTTCGCGTCCATCGCGACAGGGGTGATGGACGAGCCGCCCGAGCCGGCGGTCACCCCGCGCTTGAGCTGGAGCTGGAGGACCTCCTCCGCGGCGTCGCCGACGTCGGTGTCCTGCCCGATGTTCCATCCCCAGATGCGGATCGGCTTGTCCGCCGCAGCCGTGAGCTCGAACAGGTCGGCCGCGGCGGTGATGGCTGTCTCCGGCAGGGTGACGGAGTAGAAGCGGCCCACGGTGCCTCCTTAGCGGTACGTGTGGGGAGCGATGCGCCGGCGGAAGGGCGGGGCAACGCGCGTGGCGATGGCGGCGTAGACCGCCGCGAGGTCGTCGGAGCCGGGGCCATTGAACGTCTTCGAGCCGGTCACCGGGTAGCCGATCCAAGTCGTGCCGTGCTTGTTCGAGAAGCTGGCGTAATCGGCGAGCCCGTGGTCCACGTCGGCGTTGTAGTTGCCGGGGGTGGCGAATCCGGTGTACCACGAGAGCACGCGCAGGGCGCGCACCTGACCGGCATCGGTGGCGATGCTGATCGAGGCGTTCTCTCCCTGTGTCGAGGAGGTGACGACGTAGGTGTCGTTGTCGGCCTTGAGGCTGATGCAGCAGGCGCGGATGCTCATGGCCCCCGTCGATGTGCGGGTGACCGCGACGGTCTGGGCACCGGTCGGGATGCCGGAGCCCAGGAAGTAGATGTACGCCCCGCCTGGCTCGGTCGCCGTGTCGAGCACATGCGCGACACGCGACATGCTCACCCCGCCATAGGTGACGGTGCTGATGACGTCCGAGCCCTGGTCGGTCTGGATGGCGACGACGATGCCGCGCGCCGTCCCGACCGGGGTGTGTGTCCACGAGTGCGTCGGGCCGGTGCCCGAGGTGCCGAATGACAGGGTGCTCTTGGCGTCCACGTCCGGCAGTGGCTGAGGCCCGTCGGCGATGGCGAGCGCCGCGATGGCGTAGTCCTCGGACGTCGCCGTCCAGCCGATGTTCGCGGCGCCGGTCGTCGTCGCGTCGCGGCGGATGCCGTAGAGGGTCTCGGCGCCGGAAGCGACCGAGGCCTCGGCGAAGAGGTCCGTGTGGCCCGAGAGGGGGGTCACGCTGGCGGTGCTGTTATTGCCCGACCACAGGAGGGCGGCCCGCCAGGTGTCCTCGATGGTGGAGAGGCTCACGGCCGGGTCGGCCGCGGCGCCTGATGCCCCGCCGCGGGTGGCCATGTAGGTCGAGCCGCTGTCGCTCGTCAGGCTCACGGACACGACGCGCTTGTCGGTGGTCGTGTCCAGCCCGGCAGCGGTCTCGTAGGCGACGGTCTGGTTGCCCGTCGGGATGTCGGGCCCGCCGCAGAACCACCACTGCACGTACCCGAACTCGGACGTGCCCTGACGCGCCCACCGGATGCCGGTCAGGTGCTTCGTCCCGTACCTGACGTTGTAGATGCCGGCATGGCCCGAGTGAGGCGACGCGATCCCGACGAGGACCCCGGCCGGGTTGCCCGAGGGAGTGTGCGTGTGCGAGCCGGCGCCCGCGCCGTTCCAGGTCGCCCCGACCGCTGCGTCGAACGCGACACCCATCGGCTCAGGAGAGCGTCACGGTGTCGGTCACCTGGAGCGTGTCGCCACTGACCACGCTGGCATCCGCGTTCAGGACCGCCTCGAAGACCATGATCCCACCCGCCGTCAGGGTGGCCGCGGTGAAGAGGCCGATGCGGTGCAGGTTCGCGACCGTTCCCGTGGCCGACCAGGACTTCGTGAGCGTGAAGGTGGCCGCGTCGTCCGTGTGCGCGTAGGTGCAGATGCCGCGCGCCAGCCCGTTGCCGGTCTGCTCGGACGCGAGGGTCGTGTGCGAGGCGCTCGCGGAGCCGCTGTCCGCGGTGATCGCCATGAACCGCGGCCGGCACGTCGGCAGGATGATGTAGTCGCAGGTCGAGGCGGGCGTCGTCTCGGTCGTGTCGTTCGGCCCCCACCACTGGTCGATGGTCAGGACCGTGCCGGTGTTCGAGCCGATGTTGCCGAAGACGGGATTGTTGGTCGCCTCCTCGGCGATGACCGTCCAGCCCTTGTAGACATCCGTCGTCCAGGCCTCGCCCGAATCGGTGAGCGAGGTCGCCGACGTGCCGGTCGCGGTGTTCGCGGCCGGTCCCGAGGAGCCGAGCGCGGCAGCCACGAGGTCGCGGCCGTCGGTCGTGAGGAGGTTATGGCTGACGCCCAGGTCGTCGGTGGTCCCGTCCTCGTGGATGATGAGCGCATGGACCTCGTTGGGCCCCAGGCGCAGGGTCTCCATGACCCGGCGGCGCCGGAGGGTGTGGAGGAGCGCCCCATCGCGCAGGGGCTCGACGTGCGTGCGCGGGCGCAGCCGCCCGAAGCGGACGAGGTTCACGGGTGCCTCCAGGTCATCCGGCGCGGTCGGACGCGCCGATGGTCTCGGCGACGGAGCGCGAGATGTCGCGGCGGGTGTCACCGCAGGTCGGGCAGGGCCGCCGCCGACGCTCGCGGAGGACGCGGCCGCAGCCCCGGCAGGCCGCCTCTTGGATGGGTGGCCGGAGTCTCATCGCCGCTTGCCGGAGACCGCCCGCTCGGCGGCGGGCCGTTCCTCGGCGCCCCGCTCCACGAACTCGAAGCCGCAGCGGATCAGCTCCGCGTCCACGGCCTCGACCCGCGAGAGGGCACCGCGCGCCAGGAGCCCCTCGCGCTCCCTGAGCAGCGCAGCGATGTAGGCCTCCCGTTGCTGCTCGGCGGTGGCGGGAGCATCGACGCTCCCGCCGGTCAGTTGTGCGGCCATGCGATGCCTCCTGTCTGCCAGGGGATGGGGGGCGGGTCGCCCCGCCCCTCGATCGCCTAGAACGTCGGCGCGATCAGGCCGGTGCCGCCGATCGTGCTGATCGAGGCCGGGAACCGGCCGGCGAAGAAGTTCGCGTACGCGAACAGCTGGAGCCGGACGGTGAGGTTGCCCGACAGCACGTCCGTCAGGACACGGCTTCGGAGCGGCGACTCCATGAGAAGGCAGTCGCTGGGGCGGAACACGACCACCTGGTCCTCGGTGCCGCCGCCCAGGTTCGTGGCGTGGGAGCCGGTGACCACGACCGGCAGGCCGTTGGACAGGTAGCCCACGATGCCCTGGGCCGCGATGGGGCCGAAGGTGGCCGCCGGGTTGAAGGCCGCCCCGCCGGCCGGGATGCCCAGCGGTCGGCCCGCGGTGTCCACGGCCGTGCTGATCCACGCCCAGCGGCGGGGATGCATGCTCGCCAGCTCCGCCGGGGCGAACCGGTTGGAGTGGATCTGCTGCATCGCGTCGCCGAACTTCGGGTACAGCTCCGGTGCGGTCGGCGAGGCGTCGGTGTAGGACACGGTGTTGATGCCCGCCACCTGGTTGAGCCCGAGCAGCTCGTTGGTGCCCGAGCCGCGCAGGATCTGGCGGTCGAGCTCGGCCTGGTAGGCCGCCTCGAGGTCGGCGAAGATGATGCGGTCGACCGGGAACGGGGACAGGTCGAGCGACTGGATCGACACGTCCTGCTGGCCCGCGATGGTCACGGTCGGGCGCGTCAGCTGCGCGGTCACGATGTCCGTCTCCTGGACGGCCGCGTTGTCGCCTGCCTGGCCAGCCACGGCCGAGCCGGTCGTGATGCGCGGGATGGTGATGCTGTTCGTGGAAGGGAAGCCGCCCTCGCGCATGAAGGGCGCCAGGACACGCCCGACGCGGGCGCGCTCGGCCATCTCCTCGACGAGCCAGATGGGCGGGATGAAGGAGCCCATCGAGGTCGCGCCGGTCGTGCCGTCGCGGCGCTCACGGGCCTCGCCCTCGGCGTTGTTGCGGCGCAGGCGCTCGTGCGCCTCGCCGTCGCCCTTGGCCGCGGAGAGGAGGTCGCGGAAGAAGGACACGCCGCCATCGGGGCGGTACGTGGCCTCGGCCCGCGTGACCTCGATGCTGGCGGTGGGGATGGCCGCCGCATGACGGGCCCGCTGCTCGGCAGCGGCGGCGGCACGCTGCTCCAGGGCCTCCTGCTCGGCGATCTGCGCGTCGCGGCGCTCGAGGTCCGCCTTGATCGCGGACACCTGGGCCGCCTCATCGTCGGTCAGGTCGCGGTCCTCGGTCGTGGCCGTGTCGATGAGCGTGTTCAGCCTGGCCTCGGCCTCGTCGCGCATGGCGATGAGCCGGGAGAGATACCTGTTCACGGTGTGTCTGCCTCCTGTTCGGGGGATGGGTGGGCTGCCGCGGGTGACCGGCGACGGGTGGGGCTCAGTGGCCCTCCAGGTCGGGTCCCATGCGATCAGGCGGTGAGGCGTGAATCCCGGATGCGGATGGCCTCGAGGAGCCGCGCCCTGACGGCGGGTGGCTCCGGCGCGACCGCGTCGAGCGCGCGGCGGACGAGGGCGAACTCGTCGTCGGTGAGCCGGCGTCCCTCGCGCAGCGCATCGAACATGAGCAGCATCTCGGCCGGGTCGGCATCGATGGCGTCAGCCACCGCGCGCATCTCGACGGTGGTATCGGCGTAGGCCGGCGTCAGGCCCGTCAGCACGGAGACGTGCCAGAGGCGGACGCTGGTCAGGACGCGGCGCTTGCCGTCATCGGACCAGGAGACGCCACCCCGATTGGCACTGAACTCGAAGGACATCCCCGACACCTCGCCGCGCTCGTAGAGCTCACGCAGGTCCCGCACATAGGACGTGTCGGGCAGCGTGGGAGCCTCGACGAGCAGCCCCGTGGAGTCCTCGGCCAGGCGCAGATGCCCGGATGCCGTGGAGGCGATGAGGAGCTTCTCGTCGTGGTCGCGCACGAGTGTCTTGCGGTTCGGCCGCGCCAGGTCGTTGCTGAAGGCACCGGGCGCCACCTGCTCGACGTAGCGCCCGCCGATGAGGGCGGAATCCCGCCCGAACACGGCCGCGTAGCCGCGGAAGGCGTGCCCGGTCTCGGTGCTTCGGAGCTCGACCTCGGCCGGCACGGGGACGGCCCGCTCGTGGATGCTCATGGGATCGCCTCCGCGGGGGTGTTGTTCGGCGTCTGGAGCCATGGGCCCGGCGCGTCAGCGACGGGCGGCAGGTCCTCGAGGGCGCGCACCTCGTCGCGTGTCATGATCTGGGCATTGAGGGCGATCTGGTACGCCTCGTACCGGCTCTTCACATCGCCGCGCAAGAACCCGTCGACGCTGAAGCGGACGGACTGGCCGGGCGGCAGGAGACGGCGGTACGCCGCCTCGATGCGCACGAGATAGGAGCGCACGGTGTAGCGCAGGAAGCCGATGGTCTGCTGCTCGATGCCGGTGCCCCAGGACGTACTGCGCTCCACGTCGCCGATGAGGTGCGGCGGGATGCGATACAGACGGGCGATCTCATTGACGCCCCAGCCCTGGAGCGCCAAGAACTGCATCTGCTCGAGCGACAGCTGTGGGACATCCCACTTCGCGCCGCCGGCGAAGATGCCCGGCTTCCAGGCGTTGTGGGCGCCCACGTACTGCGCCGTCACCTCCTCGCGCAGCATCCTCAGCTGGGGCTCGCTCAGTGGCCCGGGCACCGTGATCGCGCCGGAGAGGAGCATCCCGTTGCCGAAGACGGCCCGACCGAACCGCTCGGCCGAGGCCTTCGTTTGGATCGTCCGCTGCGCCCGCTCGATAGGCGACATCCCGCGCGCGGCACCGGGTGGGCGGTAGAGAGGGATATGGATGACCTGCGCGGACGTGTATCGCACCGTGCCACCAGTGGTCATGTAGTCGTAGACCGGGCCGGCCGGAGTGCCCCGGACCTCGATGCGGCCCGGGTCTCCCACCGCGAGCGTCACGGGCTCCGAGACATCCGGCAGCGCCAGGACGAAGGCGTTGCCGTCAAGTCCGAGCGACCAGACCACCTGGCTGAGATGGTCGACCAGGGTGATGGAGGGATCGCCAGGCGCGGGCGTCTCCAGCCACGAGGGTACCGGCACCGGGACGCGCTCCGCGCCATCCGTCTCGATCACGTCGACCGGCAGTGTGGCGACCGTGTCAGCCAGGAGCCCGACGCAGGCATACACCGCGATGACCGATGTCGCCGAGACATCCGGCGCGTGATCCGCGAGGGGCGGGATACCCTCGCGGTAGAACTGGTCGCGGCGCTCGCGTCCCAGGAGCGACGCGATGGCGTGTCTGAAGCCCACGGGTCGTTCGCTCCTAGGCCGATGCGTAGAAGTAGACGGGCTGCTCCTCGACCGCCAGCGCCCCGGCCGCGACGGCGTCCATGCGCGCCTCCCAGGCGAGGATCGCCGCCACCGCCGCGTCGATCTTGAGCGACGAGCCCTCGCGCTCCTTGCGCACCGTCCAGAGGCGCTCGCCCTTGTCGTCGCGCTCGGTGATCTCGCGACGATGGCAGTGACCGATGGCGGCCGTGAGGCGCTCGTCGGCCGGGTGGCCGAGCTGGCCCTGGGTGATGGCAGTGGCGAAGCTCCGGCAGGCGAAGCCCATGACCCGGGACCGCCAGGTCTCCCACTTGAGCACGACCTTGTCGCCGTAGCGGCCCTGCCAGGCGGCGACCTCGTCGCGCCAGTAGGGCGGGTCGACGTACATGCGCACGACGCGCCAGCGCGCGAAGGCTGCGTCGACCGCGACGTCCACGAGGCCTCCGGGGACCTCGCCGCCGTACTCCGCCGGGTCCCAGACGCCCACCGGCCAGAGCTGGCCCGTCGCGATCTCGCAGGCGACGAGCGCGGCGTGGTCGTCTGTCCGCGCCCCGTCGAAGCCGAGCGTGATGGCCGCCCCGGGCGGGACGTCGTGGTCGGGCCTGGCGAGCTCGCGCCAGCGCCCGACGTCGAAGGCGCTCACGCCTCGCGGCTTCCGCCGGTTCAGCCAGACGCGCTCCGCGTACTCGGGGTCGGCGTCCGGCCCCGTGAAGTTCTCGGCGATGAGCGCCGGGTCCGACCAGGAGGCCACGACGGGGCCGGAGGCGTCCACGATGGCCTCCACGAGGGCGTCCCGGTCCAGGCTCCCGTCCTCGCGGCGGATCCGGATCCGCGTGTCGGCCCAGCGGTACAGGAGGAACAGGCGGCCCGAGCGGGCCTGGTCGGGCGTGAGCTTGCGCGCCTCCTCGTGGAGGCTCTCAGCCACCGAGCCCTCGCCGGGCGCGTACATCGTCGTAAGGTGCGCCTCCCAGGGGTCCGCCATGGGTCTCTTCGCGAGGTTCGCCCGGGTGGCCTGGTGGGCCTCCCTCTGGCGTGCCAGGACCCAGCGGTGCGTCTCCTCCTTGATCTGGAAGGTCGTGCGCGCGCCGTCGCGGCTGTCGGGCGCGTTCGAGAGCGCCTCGGCCCTCCCATCACCGGCCACCCGCATGATCCGCTCGAGGCCGATGTCGAAGCGGTCCGCCTCCGGGCCCCGGGAGAGCATCTGGTACAGCGCCGCGTAGGCGGTGTCCTCGGCCTGCTTCCCGGTGAAGGCGAGGATGGGGATGTACGGGTCGGTGACGGGGCGGCCGACCGGCTCCCAGCGCGAGCCCACGCGCCGGAAGCCGTCGCAGCGGACGGGTCCGTCGGGGTCGAGCTCGACAGCCGCGAGGGCGCCCGCGCGCTCGCTCTTCGCGCTGCCCTTGCGCAGCATGAGGACCACCGTCCCGAAGCGCCGCCGGCCCTCCCGCGGGTGACCCCTCGGGTAGACCTGGTAGGCCCGTTCCAGGATGGCCCGGAACTCGGCGTCGACCCGGTACGGCTGGCCGAGCAGGTCGCCCGGCCCGTGGACCAGGAGCTGCTCCATGCGCTCCGCGACGAGCCCGCCGAGCGAGGGCCATGGTGGCTCGTCGGTCGGGGGGATGACGAGCGTGCTCACCCGGCCCGCTTGCCGTCGAGGATGGACAGGACGGCGGCCTGGGCACGCTTGGTCGTCGTGCGCGCGGCGGGCCTGGCGGCCTGCTCGAGGCGCCTCACCTCCCACTGCAGCGATCGGCGCGACATCGGCGACAGGCCGTACTCGCGACTCGACATGCGGATCTCCGCGCGGAACTTCGCACGGTCCTTCGGAGCGGCCCGCCAGAAGTCCTCGACGAGCTGCGCGAGCTCGACGAGCCCCGGCACATCGGCGTCGACCCACTCGTCGACCATCGGCGAGGCCCACCACACGTCCCAGGTCTCGACGGTCCGCGGGTGCCATCCTCCGGGGCGCTCCGGCAGTTCGACCCTCGCAGCGCGAGGGGCCTCGAGCGTGGCGGCCGTGGTCGTGCGGTTCGTTCGGGCGCGCGTCGCAGCGCGCTTCGGGACTGGTCCAGGCATGTCGGGTCCCCTGCGTTCCTCGGACTGGTGCCCCACGGTCCGAGTGATCTAGACTTCCTGTCAGTCGGGGTGGTCGGTTGCATTGAGACGATCCTCCCCGGCGAGGACCGCGGCGGGCACCACACCCCGCCGCGGTCCGCCATTCGTGGGGGCGAACCTAGGCGGTAGGGGCGCGCTCGCGGGAGCGCTTCAGCTCGAGCAGGGCCTCGACGACGCGGCGCTCCTCTGGCAAGAGGGCGTCCAGGCGCACGACGCGGGGGGTATGCCCATCCCAGCGCTTACGCGCGCCGATGCGTCCGGCCTTGACCTTGACGGGGTCCCGTGAATCATCGACGGCCTCGGCCATGCGCTTTCTCCGCGCCAGCCGAAGCCGTCGACTATTCCCCTGTCACTACCCCCGCCCAGAGGGCCGGGGGCGCGCATCAGGATTCGCTCAGATCGTGCGATCGAGTCTAGCAGAGCCGGTCAGGTGCTGTCCACGTCCGCCGACGCCGTGCTCCTGTGACGCTGGCGGTCCGGCGGACTCGCCGCCCGGGAGGCCGCTTCCGGAACCCGTGGGCAGAAAAACCCGCC